GCTCACCCCACATCTCACGGAGCTGTTGCAGCTCATACTTGTTGACGTGGATCAGCTCGCTGTCGCCAGCCATGTTTGCAGCAGGGGAGCCTTTGGCTGCTTTGGCAGCGGCGACGAGGCCGCCATCCTTGTAAGCACGGGGCTTACGTGCAGGGACGTGGACCCAGTAACGCTCTTCTCCACCAATGCCTGCAAGAGCTACCATCTTAAGACCCCTGACTAATTACGTCGTTAAAACGCATCGCCCACTCACGCCAATCGTCAAACTGGTATGCGCTTGGAACCCCCAGACCGGCGAGTGACGCGATGGTTGATAACCCAGAAGCCCAATCTTTCCAATCTCTTTCGTCCATAAGGCGCACAGCAACGCCAAAATCCTCGATTGACGGGAACATATAGTCCGCCCATTCGACAACATTGTCGACAACGCGAGGGTCAATCGTGGTAGTGCGAACCTTACTCATGACTGGTAGCGGCCATCCGCCGCTTCAATGTGGGCGATGACCTGACCCATCTGGTAGTCCCCGCCAACCGTGTTCGATGAGAACTTAAAGCGAAGCTCGCGGCGCTGCTCCTTGAAGAACACCTGCTGCTCGTACTTCTCGGTAGCCACAGCCGGGAACGTGCGGATTGGGCCGGGGACTTCAGGCGCACGGGCGTTGATGCGGCCCGTTACCTGCGCCGTCATATCACCAGACTGCACGAAGTCAGGCTCGATCATCTCAACGTGAATGGACTTATTCTTCGGCGGATCGGAGATGATCAGGGCAATATCGCCAGTCTCAAAGTAGCTCTCAACCGCATTGAGCTGCGCGCCGTCGATCTCATCGACACCAAACTCATGCTGCCAGATCTTATAGCGCGTCGGGCCATTACTGACGACGCGGGTGTTATTGTCTTCCGTGATGCGCGTATCGTTCGCCTGCGTGATGCGCGTGTCAGGGATACCCGGGCTGATCGGATCGATGCCGGCAAGTATCGGATCCTGCAGCGAGCCTGAGTAAATCCCCGCAGAGCGGCCCAGATTCGGCAGCTCAGTGTCGTACCATGTGTTCTCGCGGAAGTTATAGATCACGGCGTGCGTGCATTCTGTGGCCTCGCCACGCGGATAGCACCACCAGATCTCACCGAAGCGCGGAACTTTATACGCGAAGATCTTATTCGCATACGGCTTGTTCAGCCCTTCAAAGAAATAATTGATGTTCATGTTGTTCACGACTTCGCGAACGACGCCGTTGTACATCATGAAGCGGCCATCACCGACCCAGAAGTAAATCCCGTCATACTCAATCACGCTGTTAACCGCGATGATCGATGACGACGAGCTGATCGTGTCGAACGCGAATACGTCCGTGCCACCCGTGTAATAGACGCGAATCAGGCTATCCAGCGTCCAGAGAAGCCCTGCCGGGTTCTGACCACCGCCACGCAGCGGCAGGCCCTTGACGATCTTCGAGGAAGCGATGAACGCATCGCCCGCATCCCCAGTCGTGAAGTTCGTCGGATCGTTCGCGTCGGACCATTTAACATAACCGTTCGACGAAAACATAAACAGATACGGGTGAAGCACCACCACGCCGCCAGACACGCCCGGTGTCGGGATCTGCGTCAGGGGAGCCGTATCGTAAATGTTGCCGATGTAAGCCGGATAAACGCTGCTGGTTGAGATGTCGTTTGCCGAGTTCGCGGCATGGGCGATCAGCACAGTCGAGCTGCCAGCGCCGTCATAGAGTGCGTCGAACTGCCACATGAATCCTTCGCCGCCCGTGTACGTCGTGGGTGTACGATCCGTCACGGAGCTGGTGTTGCCGACGTTATCGATAGTCATGCGCTGCACGCCAGTGCCGTGACCCATGTGCGTATAGGTGAAGTTATTCTGCGCCTGCAGGTGGAACTGCCGCACAATGCCCTCAGCGTAATTGCTGATCTGCCGATAGCCACCGATCTTACGCGGCAGCCCGCGCTGAAAGCGGACCCACTGCCCGTCAACGTAGAAGTTCCCCTCGAACTTCGTGCCGTCGCGCTTGATGCCGGCCTCTGATCTTACGTTAACGGGTACGAGCATTTATGGTTTATCCACCCATTCTTCAGCAGGCGCAACAGGCCATACAGGGTTGAGCAAGTCAACGCCACGAAGTTCTTGGCGATAAGCTGCAAAAGCTGTCTTGCAATCCTCCGTGAGCGGAACGTCAGCAAGTTGCGTCCAATCAGACCCACTTAAAAGACTATTGCGCGTCTTGCGGTTCTGCTCTTGCCCTTCGTAGTCAATAAATGCAGGGACAGGTTCCTTTTCGACAAAGGAACCATCAACATACAGCCACCCATTATCGGATGCATGGGGTGGCTCTGCCTCGATAAGCAACGCATCCGGTGCGATGGTTTTGGAGATAACCGTATCGTTCACCATGTATGCGTCAGGCGTTTCTTCAATATCGCCCACCGCAATCACAAAGTTTTTGTCAATTAGGCTGCTCATTGAGCGGCTCCTTTGTCAAATACATGGTAGAGTTCCATGCGGAGATTTGAAGCATTACGGCCAAAGAATAGAATTTTATCGCTATTAGGAACGAAGTTATCACTCTCGACCCAATCTTGGATGTTGCAGTGCATGGATAGACTGGGGGCAAAAGATTTTGTTGGGCCCAAAATTGTGGGGTTTTCGGAAAACGTAGCCGTTGATGGTGTTACGGTTGCCTTGCCAAAATAACCCATGTTGTTTCCGATAACCATGACTGAGTTTTGGTTAAACGGAAGGGTAATTCCCGTTGCATTAAAATTATCAGCACTAACTGAGCCTATTGTTCGTATATTGGCATCTGGTCCAGAATACGAAATCGAACCAAGCGAGCCACTACCGCCAGTGCTACCCATACCAACATAGGTACCGGGGCCGAGAAGAGCGCTATAGAGAATTTGGTTGTTGGCAGATACCGTATTTGTTCCTGACGACAAATTTGTCGGGCTTGTTCCGGAAACGTTAAATTGTTGAATATACCCAAGGGTGCCGGATTGAACTGAATAAAAATACCCGATGGTTCCTAGATTAAACAATATCCGGCGGCTTGTGCTGGACTGCGCTGCGGCATCACTCGTGGACACATACGACGGGCTTTCCGTCAGCGTAGTGCCACTAATCGCAATGTTGTAGATACGATGATCCGTTGATGAATTAGATACATACATCATCGCTTTTGTAGAACTAATTCTGCAAAGCGCAGGCCGAACACCAATTAATGAAGCGCTAGTAATAGACGTATTAAAGGTAAAAGTATCACCAGTAATGTCTAAAGTCCTAATTGTACCTGCTAGGTTAGGACTTGTAGAGTAGGCAATAAGCGCCCGTGTCGGCGACAACGGTGTCGCACAAAATATAGACGCGGTTCCAATGGTAGTCGATGTATTCAGTACAACTGGGCGCGCCCCAGATGTATCAATCAAATATAAACGAGAACCAACCGTCCCATCTGACATCATATTGAATGGTACAAATGCAAGCGCGCGCGTCTTAGACAACGTGCAAATCGCAGGAAAGCCAGAAGAAACTTGCACATTCTCTTCAGTTACTAGCAGCCCGGTTCCGGGCGTGATGACCGTTCCACTCACCGACATGGGTACGGCAAACACATAGTTAGTGCTTGTATAATCCATATACAGATCAGTTGATGGCTGCTGAATTGGATCGAACGCAACAAATCCTTTCAGCGAAAAAGGAGCTGGGCTAGTAGACAACGGCGTTGGGTTGTTCGCAATCGTATAAGTGGTACCCTTAACCAAACTTGTCCCAGATTTTGTATAAACCGCTGCGTAAGGCTTGTTGAATGAAGCGTTGGTGTCATACCAAACAACAACCGCAGCTGTACTGCTGATTGGATATGTTGCACAGCTATACAGCGTAGAACCGCTTGGAGTATGTGAGTTCTGAGCGCCAAGGGTAATAGTAGTGCCACTTACGCTTCCATAATACGCACGGATAACTGAGTTATCCGTCATAGCAAAAATGAATTCAGTTGCCGAAAGTCGGCAAAGAGAGAACTGAAAGCCGTTAGAGCCTGTAGTAAATGGACTGACTTCCGTTCCCCAGTTAATCTGGGTTCCAGATAAATCGCCTACTACAATACCTACTTCTAGGCCGGGGCTATTCACATATGCCGCAACGACTTTAGTCGATGACAGCGCGATGAGTTGTGGGAACTGAGTTACAGACGATGCTGCGCCACCAGCCCACGGAACTGAGGTTATATTACCTACAGCCGTTATCAGGCCGCCGGAAAGAGTTAAAACCCTAGAATATAAAAACCCGCTGGCATGATACATTACAACTGCATAGGTCGAAGACAGCGTCGTTATTGCGATGCTATTCGCGTTAGAAACGGACGAATTGGCATCAATGGAAGTCCCACCCGTAATCTGGATATTATCATTTCCATCAAGCGAAAATGTATAGAGATTGATGGCCCCAACAGCGCCGCCACTAGATCCGTTAAAAGTCGTAATAATGCCAGTTGTAGCGCTAGTCATAACGACATTGATTACGCCGATACGGGCGCTGTTTTGAGTGAAATTAAATATATACTGCGGGGCCCCCTTTGTGATGTTAGCCCCACTTTTAGTTATAATCGTAGCCGTCACGCCATTTGTTGAAGACGAACCATAAATAATTCGGATCATTTTTGTCGCGCTAATAGCAGCTGTTACGCTGTTTTGCGCGTTAACCTGAGAAACTGCACTGCTAGTAAACCCAAATGAAACTGGGCTGCTAAAGCCATAATTGGGGTTGTCGGCCACCCAAACGCCCGCAGCAGTCGAAACGCTTTCGGCTGTGATATTTACTGTTTCCCCAGCAGCAACAAACGCCTGATACGTTCCGTCGCTGCTCCTTACGAACATATTGTTCTGTTCGCTTATATTTGTGATTTCGAAGGTTTTGCCTTCTGTAAGCGTTGTCGCATTCGGAAGCTGGATCATAATCGACACAGTTGGATCCACAACGACTTTGCCGACGTTTGCAGCTGTGAGGGTAACATCCGTCGAGCGGTTTAGAAATTCTGTATACACTCCGATTGCTGAGGATACCCATCCTGTTCCGTTGCTGGTCAGGACATTGCCCGCAGAACCCGGCGAAGATAGGCCAGTGCCACCGTTTGCCGCCCCAAGTGTTCCCGTCAAGGTGTTCGCCGGGATCCCGCCCGTCGCCGTCAGCGTCCCCGCCACAGTGACGTTCGCACCGTTAACCGTCAGCCCCGTAACCCCGCCAGACTGAAGCTCCAGAATGCCAGAGCCGTCGCCAGTGACTACCGCGCCGCCAGTTGTGTTGCTTGCGTTGATGGTTGTTGGCATGGGTTATTCCTTAGATATAGCGCTGGCGCATATTAAACGAATTCAATCGGATTGCACCACTGGCCGCAGCGCGAGTCCAAGCCCCAGTTGGCAATGCGTTTGTGTTATAATAAAGACCACCAGCAGTTAATGCGATCCATACAGACCCATTATGGATAAGGGTGTAAACAGTATTCCCACCAGCGAAGCTCGTTACAGATGTCCACGAACCGCTACCGGTTGTAGAGTAGGCAAGCGTGTCAGCCGTTGCTGTTGTTGTAGCCGCCATCACGCCGTTCGACGCTGCGAATGCAACTTGATTGAACGTAACGCCAGTTGAAGTGTTATTAGTCCATCCTGTCTGCGCATTATTATTCGTAAAATATGTCGCTGTAGATCCGCTACTAACAGTAAACGCGAATCCAGACGCTCTGTTATATTGGATTAAAGTACCTCCAACCCCAGAAGCGACGCGCGTCGTCCACGAAGTTGCCCCAGCGGAGCAAGTTCTCAACGAGATAACCGAGTCAATAGAAACAATAGCAACTGTAGCGGATGTGCCTACTGTCCCTGTATCAATGTACAGCAAATCAAAAACAGATCCTGAGCTTGAGTAATTTATCGCGGTTTTTGTAAAACTACTCCAATTTGTCCCTGCGCTTACATATAGGCCAACCTGAAGATTTGTATTATCAAATGTAGTTACAACAAGCGCACCATTGCTATCGTCCACTGCGATTTTTTCGACAGTTTCGGTGGAGCTAGCTCCAGCCTTACCTCTGAAATTCATCAGCGCCAATGACCAATTAAGGCCATTTTTAGAAGAGTAAACGCCGTATTGAGTTGTGGCAATAGCTTCAAACCCAGCGCAAAACCAGCAGCCGTAATATGAGGAATAAAAGATTGAAGTTGCACCGATTAAGCTTGTGCCGGTATATGTTATGACTTGCGCGCCAGCAAAACCTCCAGCTGACAACATGTCTGATGGAGAAGCGGCTAAAAAGTTACCACCATTATTGGTCAAACCAGCCACCGAGAACTGCCCAAAGGCCCCCGGGACGAAGTTAGGCGTGTTCCACGTCGGCGGATTACCAGCGCCCCCAGACGTGAGGTACTGACCGCTAGTTCCAGACGCCACAGCACCAAACGCACCAGCGTTATTGATCTGCACCTGACCCGTAGACCCAGCAGGCGTCGTCGCAGGCACCGTAGCAAACGCCAACTGCCCCG